AAAGAGGTTTATGAATCAGGCGGAGAAATGGATATGTTAATTGTTCCACCATCTGTGAAACAAACTATATCTGGTTTCAACGCTAACACTACTAGATTTGGACAAGCAGATTCTAAAGTTGAGTATGCAGCTATTGATGTTTACTCATCAGACTTTGGTGATTTGCAAGTTGTTCCAAACAGAGTTATGGCAACAACAAGTGAAAGTAATGCATTCCTAATCCAAAGAGATATGGCTGCAGTTGCTTATCTAAGAGACTTTTCAGTTGCTGATCTTGCAAAGACTGGTGACTCTGAGAAGAAACAACTCTTAGCTGAGTACACACTTGAAATGAGAAACGAAGCCGCACACGGTATTCTTCTCGACATCAACCAATAATCTAAGTGAGGGAGTTTCGGCTCCCTCTTTAGAATCATTCTAAGGAACATTATGTATTATAAATTAACAGGAACTGTACAAAAAGTAGACTACACAGCTAGTGCTGCAAATAGCTCTGCTATATCAGATCAAGTTAGGTATGTAAGATTATATGCTACAACTGATTGCCACATATCAATTAGCAACCCTGCTGTTACAGCAACTGCTGCTATGACACCATTGGCTGCAAAAGATTTTGAATATTTCAAAGTAGCTCCAGGTAATATCATATCTGTAATAAGAAACTCTGGTAACGGTTCATTATTTATTTCAGAATTATCGGAGTAAGCATGACTGATTATAAAGCACCTACTACATTTAAAATTGGAACTACACAAACTGTAGCTGTTGGCAGCTCAAGTGCTGCAACATCTAATGCTTTGAATGGACAAACAAGAGAAATAAGAATAGTAACAACTGTTGATGCTTATGTAGAAATGAACGCAGCTTCACCTACAGCGACATCATCTAGTATTATTGTTCCTGCATTTACACCAGAATATTTTAGAGTTACTCCTGCAACTAAGGTTGCTGTATTAAGAGTAGGTTCTACAGATGGCACAGCAAGGATTAGTGAACTAGCTCAATGATTGCTACTAGGTTTTCACACAGAGGACAAGATAGATATCGAGATAGAAGAACTGATACACCTAATGACAATATTAAGTTACAAGATGGAACATACTTATTGATTGAAGGTGGAGATAATATTAAATTAGAACAAGCAGTTGGTACTGTATTTAGTGGCAGACCAATACCTAACTAATGGCAAGGAAGGCAAAAAGTTTTACAGCACATGAACCTGGTCCAAAGAAAAGAACTTCTATTGGACATAGTGTAAGATCAAGACCTAAGAATAAACATAAACGAAGAAGTTTTAAAAAGTACAGAGGTCAGGGTAAATGACATTCAAGGAACTTGTAGAGCTTCTGAAGAAGAAAGAAAATGGCAAAAGACCCAAAAGTAGGAACAGGAAAAAAACCAAAGGGAAGTAGTCGTAGACTTTATACAGATGAAAACCCTAAAGATACTGTAAGAATAAAATTTGCTACACCAGCAGATGCTAGAGCTACAGTAAAGAAAGTTAAAAATATTAAGAAACCATACGCAAGAAAGATACAGATTTTAACTGTAATGGAACAAAGAGCAAAAGTTATGGGTAAAAATCAAGTGGTTAGTATTGCAAAAAAAGCAAAAGAACAATTAAGAAGTAAAAGGAATAAGAATGGCAGATAGTAAGATTAGTGAATTAACAGCATTATCTACACCAGCTGATGATGATATATTTGCGATTGTAGATACAGATGCAGGTCAAACTAAAAAGATAACAGCAGCTAATGTAAAATCATATGCAGGTTCAAGCACAGAAGCAGTACAAGATATTGTTGGTGCTATGTTTAGTAGTAATACTGAAACTGATATTACTGCAACATATGAAGATGGTGATGGCACTATAGATTTAGTTGTAAGTGTATCTGCTGGTAATTTACCTACAGCAATAGATGCTGCTAAGATAGGAGATGGCTCAGTATCTAATACAGAGTTTCAAAGACTTGATGGTGTATCTAGTGATATACAAGGACAGATTGATGGTAAACAAGCATCACTAACATTCGGTATTGGTAATACAAATGTACCACAATTTACAACTGGTGTTGCTGATGATGACTTTTTAAGAATAGCAGGAACAAGTGTTGAAGGTCGTTCTGCCTCAGAAGTTCTTTCAGACATAGGTGGTCAGGCATCTTTGACATTTGGCATAAGCAATACTAATGCAGTTAAAATAGACAGTAGCTCTGTGGCTGATGACGAATACGCAAGGTTTACAGCTTCAGGTTTGGAAAGCAGAAGTACAGCAGAAGTGCTTTCTGATATAGGCGGACAAGCTAGTTTAACATTTGGTATCTCAAATACTAACGCTGTAAAAATAGATTCATCAAGTGTAGCTAACGATGAATATGCTCGATTTACTTCTAGTGGTCTTGAAAGCAGATCTAATGCCGAAGTATTATCTGACATTGGTGGTCAAGCTACATTAACTTTTGGAATCTCTAATACCAATGCTGTTAAAGTAGATAGTAGTTCAGTAGCAGATGATGAGTATGCACGATTTACTGCTAATGGTTTAGAGAGTAGAAGCACATCAGAAGTCTTAAGTGATATCGGTGGACAGGCTTCATTAACATTTGGTATATCAGATACTAATATTCCTATCTTTACAAGTGGAGTAGCTGACGATGATTTTCTTAGAGTAGCAGGTACATCTATTGAAGGTAGATCAGCTAGTGAAGTACTTAGTGACATAGGTGGACAGGCATCACTTACTTTTGGTATTAGTAATACAAACGCAGTTAAGATTGATAGTGCTAGTGTTGCAGATGATGAATACGCTAGGTTTACTGCAAACGGATTAGAAAGTAGATCAACTGCTGAAGTACTATCAGATATTGGCGGTATTACTGCTAGTTCTACAGATACACTTACAAACAAAACAATAGATGCAGATGGCACAGGCAACAGTATTACCAATATTGAAAATGCAAACATCAAAGCATCTGCTGCTATTGATGCTACTAAGATAGCTGATGGTTCAGTAACAAGTGCAGAGTTCCAATATCTTGGATCTGTTACTTCAGATATTCAAACACAATTAGATGCAAAAGCTACAGCAGGTCTGGCGGTAGCGATGGCAATCGCATTATAAGGAGAAAACATGGCTCAAGATTTCGAATCCAATGGAGCGCAGATAACAAACTCAGCAACTACAATATATACATCCAATAGTGATGACGCAGTTGTTGGTTTAAGACTAGCAAACATTTTAACCACTACAGTTACAGTTAGTGTATTTGTATCTGAGGGTGGATCTACAACAAGATACCTTGTAAAAGATTTATCTATACCACCTGCAAGTTCAGTAGAGCTAGTACAGGGCGGAGCTAAATTTGTTTTACAAAGTGGAGATATTTTAAAAGGACAAGCTGGTACAGCAGACAGTATTGATGTATGGGTATCAGTTGTTGATTCAATTAGTACATAGGAGATATAATGGCAACAATATCATCAGTAGGAGGAGTTCAGTATATTGGCGATGCACCAGCAGGTGAAACGATACACGAACATGATTCTGAAATAAACAAAGATCAAATCATTACTAGTGCTGTATTTGCAGGACCAATTACATTTGCAGCTACCATTACTGTTACTGGTACTGTTGTAGTTGTATGACAGAGAATCCATACGATAAGAATCAACCTATCCATATAGATAGAGGTACTCGTAAACTTGTTGTTAAAAGCACACAAGATACAACAAATATATTAGAACAAAATAAATGGTCACAAAATAATGTTACTCAAAAAGGTGATCTACAACGCATAGCTCAAATACCATTAATAGCTTTAAGAGTTAAAACTAAAGAACGATTTGGACATTCTAATTTTCATAAACTAAATGTAGAAGAACAAAGAGGTATAATTAAAGAAATGGTAAACAGTAATGAGTATATGTTCTTTAGAACAGGAGATAAAAGATTATAATGGCACTAGATAGTTATACAAATTTAAAAACTGCAATAGCAAACTTTCTTGCTAGAGATGATCTTACATCTGAAATAGATGACTTCATAGATTTAACAGAAGCAGACTTTAATAGAAGATTAAGAATAAGAGCTATGGAAAATGTAAACAGTTCTTTTACAATAGATGCAGAAACAGAAGCATTACCTACAGGATTCTTACAAGTTAAAAGTTTTATCATTACAAGTTCTACACCAGATCAAACATTAGAACTGGCTACAGCATTTCACCAGGCTGATACACAAGGTCATACCAATGTAGGAACACCAAGATTGTTTTCTATAGAAGGATCTAACTTTAGATTTAGTCCTGTACCTGATACAGCTGTTACTGCTAGATTAACTTTTTATAAAGCATTTGATAGCATAGATGGTAGCACAGCTACTAACTTTATTTTAACTAATCATCCTGATGTTTATTTATATGGTGCATTGTATTTTGCTTCTACATTTATTAGAGGTATGGATCAGGGAACTGTTGCACAATTTAAAGCACAGTATGAAGGTGCATTACAACAAGTAAAAGATGCAGATGCATTAGATAAATATAACGGTGCGCCTCTTGTACAAAGATCAGGTATTAATATTAACAACTTTGATAATGTAAAATAATGCAAGTAC